ATTGTGCAGTGACATATTTATCTTCTTTCATAATGTCATCAAAGATTTCTGAACCTAAAACAATACCATCAGGTCTATATGATTTTGCATTCCACATAGCTTTTTTAAGTTCTTCTGTTTTATTTGCTAACAACATTTCGTTAGCGTCTTTAAGTGGTAGAGAAGCAATCTTGGCTTTATTTGGGGTAAGAAGTTTAGCACATTCTAACGCCGCCTTTTGCCCATGCTCGTCTTGGTCGAACATAAAGATTACATTCTCATAACCCTCCAAGAAATCGAGAGATTTTTGAATATCTTTTTTTGCACCTGCCGCACCTGTTTTAATAGAGACAAAATCAAAATCATTACCAAAGGCTTGACTGATTGATAAACAATCTATCTCACCTTCAGTAACAGTTATGTATTTGCCTTTACCTCTACAAGTTTCTTGTCCAAACAATCCTGCTTCTTTTGGATTGCCTAACCATTGAAAATCTTTTGAAGGGTATCTTAATTTTTGTGCAACTAATTCTTTGCTATCATTATAATAATTAGCAATATGACAAGGACGTGCAAACCATGCACCTACTTGATAGTTATATTTTTGTACTGTGTCTAAATTAATTTTTCTTTTATTAAGAGGCAAGTGTTCGCCTTTAATAAAATTACTTTCTTGTTTTGTAATTGGTGTTAACTCCATTGTTGATTGTCCTTGTGTTGTTGTATTGCAAGAAAAGCAGTAGGCATGTCCGTCTGAATAAACGGAATTTGCGTCTGATGAACTGCAATTATCGCAAGATGTGTGATATAAAAATTCACTTTCGGTTTGGGTCATTGTAAATCTGTAAATATTTTTGGTGGGTTTAGTTGTGTGTAAACTTGGTTAAATTTTTTTAGTAAAATATTCCAATCAGTTTTGTGTTGTGGGTCTTTAGTATCGTTCCACAGCACAGCTTTTTCATTTAGCTGTCTGCTAATTAAATCTAATTGGTAATGTTTCATTGAAAAGGTGGAGGTAACTTCAGTCTCCCTCCATTACCCCATAAATACGAAACGCCCCTAGCTATTTCTAACTAGGAGCGTCTCAATCAACAATCGAGTGTACATCAAAAGACATACACGATTTAGAGTTAATTGCATTTCTGCAACCCACTACCTCAACTTTGTACTTCACTTTCAACCTTTTTACAAGTTCACGCAAAGATGCGTATTGTAGGTATGTGAAGTTAGTGTCGAGATTTTTTCCATCATCAGCTAATCCGCCGACTAAAGCTATCGCTATGGAATTTTGATTAGTAATTAAAGGTTGGTTTATAGGCAATATAGCACCAGACATATCTTCTGGTCTTCCTTCTTCTATTGTACCATCTCTTTTAATTATAAAATGAAAAGCGTTATGAAAGAAACCTTCTTTCCTGTGTAGCAAAGTTATATCCTTTGCATTTAAGTCTTGATTAGATTTTGTTTTAGTTGAATGCACAACAATAAAATCGGTTCTAGCTCTGTAATTATTGTTCATTTAACCACTCCAATGGAATATGTTTGTCAGCATGTTTAAAACCATACTTGTCACACCACATAGCGTAAGTCGTAGAAGACTTTTTTGATATTCTGCTTCGTGAATTACTAAAGACAAATCTAATGTCTTTCTCTGGGTGTTGTTCTTTGACAAGACGCATTTTTTGTCTGTCTGCTGATGTAAACAATCCTTTTGTTTCTATAAATATATCTTGTTCTTTAAGGTAAAAGTCTGGGGTATAAGAATGAGCTTTTTGTGGTTTAACATACGTTAGTTTAACCTTCTCATAATCATACTTTACACTATTAGCGTCTAACTCTTGTGAGATTGCTATTTCTAGCCCAGACCTAAAACCATATTTAAGTCCTACTTGATTAGAAGTCAGTTTCGCTCTGCTGTACTTCATTCTCAAATGTTTCTATTTCTGGTGCAACATAACCATCTTTAATTTCTTCAAAGCCATGCCCTTTTGCTCCTGCACCTGCTCCGCCTTCAACTAACTTAGTTATCTGCACTGCCTTTAATCTCAATGACACACCTGCACCCGCCATTGCGGTGTAGTAAGGTATCATGTCAGCAGAAACTTTCATTTCTGAACCTGACCATACTTGCTCTTTCATAGGTGTGCCTTTGCTATCAAAAATTGGTATCTTGATGTCTATTACGTCACCAGACTTCATCATAATTTTTGCTTTAGCTTTGAATTTGAAGATGATATTGCCAGTTGGTTTACCCTCAATATACTCTTCTTCAAAAGGCATGTTTGCTGTTTTAGGAGGTTTACCTTTAGACTTCTCTTTTGCCATTTCTAAAGATACTTTCATCTCATCATTAATAGATTTAATGATTGATTGTGCGTCTGACCCTTTGACAATTAGGTTAGTCTTAAAGTGACCACCATTTTCTTTATCAAATTTAGTGTCAGGCGTATTTAACCAACAATATTGTGATACACCTAAAGGTGTTACAATTTTGTTATATGTTTGTTTACTCATAGTTTTCCTTATTGTTGTTGTTCTCTGTGTTTTCTCTTTTGATTGTTGATTTACTAATAGTGTAACTTTACTATCCGATAGTGCATAGGTTTAGGCAAAGAAAAACTTGGATTGATATAGTAAATCTAACTCCAAGTCTCCACTTTCAGGTATTGCAGGTAGTTTGCCTCTAGTCTCATCATCTAACAGTCTGCCCACATCTACCTTAAACTTACTTAATAGGTCTTTGCTAAAAGTTTCTACAAAGGCTTCTCTGATAGATAGATTTAACTTATCTACATCACACGCATGTGTTGCAAAACTATCATGCACATTACAAAAATTATCAATACCTTTTGCTTTTGCAATATTGACAGTCTTAATCATACAAGCACTATCTAAGCTATGAACGTAGTTTGCCGCAACAGCATTTCTTGAACGCAACTTATCCGTTTCTTTTGTCTCTTCTTTTATCTGCGGTGCAAACACCTCTCCCATTAAATGAGAACGTACTCTTTTACTTTTCATTTCTGGGTAATATTGAAACACTGGAAAGCCAACAGGTGTAACCCAGTGAATAGGAATACCCTCTTTTGAAATTACCTTTGCATTGTTTTGTAAGTAGTCCATACCAACCCTAGCAGATTTTAAGTTCTCACCTATACTTGCCCAAATAATTTTAGACAAATATGTTGCAGGTTTAAACATGTCATCAAATGGGTGCATTTCTCCTTTGTCTTTTCTTTTAGTTAAATCTTCTACTACAAAGTCAGTACAAGAATATCTAGTTGACCCATAACAGATTGTCATAATAGGTCGTTTACAAGTTGAACGCTTGACACCATAGTCTAACCATTTCTGTGCCAATGGGTCTCCCTCACTAGCTTTCACTTTCAAAGTTTTAATTACTTCGTTAGCTACTAATTGGTAGATGTCTTGTGGTATCTCGCTAGGCAAACAATTAACTAGCTTACCTGCAACTTTATCTTTCAATAACAATGAATAGATTTGTAAACCATTACAACTACCATCTACATTGACAGGTATATGAGAGATAAACCCATCACCTGTTTCATGGTATCTTTTCCATTCATCACAAAATGCTAGAAATTGAAAAGGATTATCTGCGTCTTCCCATTGTCTATTAGCAATAGGGTCTACAGCACAATCAGTTATCCATTGTAAGTTATCGTAAGACCATTTCTCTCTGTCCTCAAATGATACCTTATCATTACCCCACATATTAGAACCATGTACGGCTAACCAAAAGACACCTCTGTTCTCTTTTGTGATAGCTTTACCTTGACTAAAATTAAGCAATGCTTTTGCACCATTGATAGATTGATAGTTTAGAAAAGCAGGTACACAATAAGCTCTACCTCTAAAGTCTAATTGTAGTGGAAAGTACAATGTAGCATAGTCTTTAAACTTCTCTGCTAACCATATAATTTTAGCATACAGAAGTCTTTTAGATACCATTCGGTTATTTTCTGTGTGGACAATGACACTATCTTTCTTAAACTTTTTGAGTGCCTCTGGGTTGGTTTCTATGTCATGTGGCTTGTTGGGTAAATCAAGGTTCTTTATTGGTGGCATACCTCCAATAGATAGTCCTTTGTCCCAAGCATTTTGCATAACTGACAGAATAAATGGATTAATCTTATAGGCTGTACTTTGCATAAGATTAACAGCAGATGTAACTTCTGGCATAGCACAGTTTTCCATCTCTTTATTAAACTTTTTACCTTTTTGCTTAACTAGGTCTAATTCTGGCATTTCTGATGTCCAGTACCCATGACCTGTTACTTTGCCATCTACAACGCTCTTAGGAGGCATAACCATCATTAAATACTCTGGGTTTAGCAGTTCGTTAAACTTGTTACGATTGTCTATCCATTCTTTAGTTTTAGCTGTTTGTTTAATAACTTTAACAGTTTTGTGCTTATGCTGTTCTGTAGTTGTTTCAATAAGACCTGTACTTTCAATCAATAAAGACACAAGCTCCATACCAACATGTAATCTTTCAGTGGTAGTCCATTCTTCCCACCTCATAACTTCATCTCTTTTGGCACTTTCTCTTAACTTACGTCTTTTGTAATTATAGTTCCAAGACCTTTTATCTAAATCTTTTTTGACAGTTTCGTATAGCTCTGGGTTTAGTCCTTTAAAATTTTTAAGACTAATCTCAGTTTCAATTCTACCACCTAAAGTTATAGCTGTAGCTGTTAAATTTTTAGTATTAGTAATCGTATTGATTACATGTTTAGCAGTTATCAAAGCTACAATTTTAGGGTCTACTTGGGATATGTATTTGAGAGCAATGGGTGTTTTAGAATGAACATTGGCTATTGATTGTTCAACCCATTCTGCAATGGCTATTGCTAATGGACGTATTGTATTTGCAACAATAACTTTTCCGTAAGATGTAACGCTTTCCTCTTCACGTTCAATGTGAGAGAGCCTCCTCTTATTTGTTCTATTCATACCAAGCTCGGCGGACATCTTCTCGGTTTGTACTTGGTCTTGGTAAGTCGGCATTATTTCTAATATCTTCATGTATTCTCCAGTTTGTTGATTGATGCAACTGCGGAATGACCTACAAATTAGGTTCACTCCTTTGCTATTTTAATTATGTTGTGATAGAGAATAGTCGTTGAGTTTACTTGTAAAAACAAACTGTTGGCAACGTGGCGGAATGGTTACGCAGAGGATTGCAAATCCTATTGCACCTATGCACACCTGAATACGCCATTATTACTAACATTGTCATTACTAACTTTTCAACTATCCTCATATCACAACTTATTCTTAAGCGGATTTATTTATTCCGTTAAGAACATTTACTGCTCCCATTAAGTTATTCGGTATTAAATGAGAGTATCTTTTTATCATCTTCCACGACTTGTGACCTAACATTTGACCTATCATGTGTAACTCAACCTTACCTGATTGAGCCAAACGTGTTGCACAAGTGTGCCTCAAGCAATGAATGACAAACTCTTTGTCGTCTTCAAGGTTCATTGCCTTACGCAAACGTCTCCAAGTATTCTCACAAGTCCAATACTTTAAATGTGAAAACACAAGGTCGTTTCTTTCCGCTTTTATTAACAATTTAAGAACAATAGACTTTGCACGTTCTGTCAGTGGTATACCTCTAGGTTCACCATTCTTTGTGACACTAGCAGGTAAGTTAACAACATAGTTTCCATTGTTGTTATGTACCATTAACTTCTTAATAGATAACGCTTCGCCTAGTCTCATACCTGTATCAATTAAGAACAAATAAAATTCCAAATAGTCAACCATATTCCATTCGGTTAACAATCTGATAATTTCTTTCTCTTCCATTGGTTCAAGGTATCGTTCTCTACCATTGTCTTCTTTTTGCCAATCAATATGAGGCATTCTATCAAGATGATAGATAGACTGTCTCTGATTAGCAAACCTTAACATCTTACTGATTGATGACAGATAACGATTGATAGTAGCAGGAGCAAAACCCCTGTCTTCTAACGTGTCCACAAGGTTCTCAATGTGGCTATCGTTAACTTCAGTTACAAGCATTCCCTTACCAAGCATTTCAATTACTTTCTCGGCTCGTTTTGATTGCAACTTTTCCCAACCTTTAAGTGTTAATTTGCGGTGTATCTCCGATAACAACTTTATATTTCGTTGTTGCATTTATACCTCCGCTTTTCATTGTTATTTAACCCAACTCAAAAGGGTACTATGAACCCTCTTGCCTTTTGATGTAAGACGCACAAGTTTTCTACGTCTTTCCATTGGGTCTTCAAAAGCCTCTAATAGACCTATACCAATCTTTTTATGCCTATTAATGTCTCCTAACTTGTAGACATTCCTAGACACTGAAGATTGAGCTATGTCTAACTCTTCACTTATAGTTTGCATGGAAACACCGTCTCGTCCTCCATGTATTGCCACATAAAAAAACACTGCAATTGCTTGTGCTTCAATCTGTGTATCAAACTTACGCATTTCCTCTATGATTTTTAATAGATTTAATCCGCTCATCTTTCTTTCCTTCTTTCTTTTGTTGTCTCTTGTTTTTACAAAGTGAAGTCAACCACACTTTGTTAAAGTTTAAGACAGGTATAACCTATATTTTCCAAAATCAATTATAGTTTCGTACCTATCTTTACTCACTTTTAGATTACTCCAGTAAGTATATTTTTCAACATACACCTTAAAAAGAATAAAATTTATATACATATTTACTCCTATTTAAAGTTATTTGGTGGTGCATTACTAAAGTTACAAATCCAACTTTTTTGATTGCCTAAACTCATTGATGTGCATTTAGTTGTTGAATTTAAATGATATTTTATATTAGTCATATTCCTCCTTTCTTTTTGCGTTATGCTATAACAATTTTAAATAATCTATCCTCTTGCACATAGTATGTACAAGAAGAATTTATGCGTTATTAACATGCAAAATACACCGTCTAGTCTTTAGACGGCATTTCGGCTATTGAAGCCTCATCAGTTTTGCTTT